TGTCCAAGTTGTTCCAGCAAGTTGTGGGTGAGGACATTGCCAATCTTGGTTTTGATTATGTCAATGGTGACAAGTCTAGCCTTGAGCCACTTCGTCTGTTATTAGAACAGTATGGTGATGACTTCACCCCCAATCTGAATGTAGAGTGGGATGACATTGAGATTGAAACTCTGCTTGCTCGTAATGACCTTGAGGCTCGTTGGACATTCAACATTGCCAGCCTAACACGTAAGGTAGAGGGCGTTAACTCTGGTCACTTGATTGAGATTGGTGCTAGACCCAACACTGGTAAGACATCCTTCCACGCCAGCTTGATTGCTGCACCGGGCGGCTTTGCCCATCAGGGTGCTAACTGTATCGTGTTGTGTAATGAAGAAGGCTACCATCGTGTAGGTGCTAGATATTTGACTGCTGCCACAGGCATGACAATGCGTGAAATAAAAGATAACCCTTCTAAAGCACGTGAGTTGTATGCACCTGTTAAAGAACGTATCAAAATTAAGGATGCTACAGGTCGTGATATGAATTGGGTAGAGTCCATCTGCAAGTCATACAAGCCAGACATCGTACTGCTTGACATGGGTGACAAGTTCGCCAAGACAGGTGGCTTTGCTCGTACAGACGAAGCACTTAAAGCTAATGCTGTACATGCACGTATGATTGCCAAGCAACATGAGTGTGCTATCTTCTATATGTCTCAGCTATCCGCTGATGCTGAAGGTAAGGTATTGCTTAACCAGTCTATGATGGAAGGTTCACGTACAGGTAAGGCTGCTGAAGCTGACTTGATGGTATTGATTGCAAAGAACCCTGTAGTTGATGGGCAGGAAGAAGAAGATACACAACGTCACCTGAATGTCGTAAAAAACAAGTTGACAGGCTGGCATGGTGTGGTACACTGCGAACTTGAATATCAGACAGCGAGGTATACAGTATGAAGCTAACAATTGATGTAGAAAACACAACGATACAGCGTGACGGTAAGTTGCACCTTGACCCTTTTGAGCCAGAGAACTCACTGACTATGGTGGGTATGCTCAATGACAGAGGTGTGGAACGTATCGTTACCTTTGACCACAGTGATGTAGATGCCGATGATTTTGGGCATACGGTTGTGCAAGAATGGTTAGACCAAGCTACTATCATAATCGCGCACAATGCTGCATACGACTTGATGTGGCTGTGGGAGTCTGGCTTCAAGTACGATGGCCCTGTGTTTGACACGATGCTTGCTGAGTATGTATTGCAGCGTGGTATCAAAGAGCCGTTATCTCTTGAGGCTTGTGCAGAACGCTATGAATTAGACACTAAGAAACAAGATACCTTGAAGGAATATTTTAAGAAGGGGTACAGCACACGTGATATACCGCACGATGAATTGTCTGAGTATCTGTCGGCTGACCTTCACGCTACGCAACAGCTTGCTGACAAGCTGATGTATCGCTTGAACACTGTGCCTGATGCACGTCTTATGGATACAGTTACTCTGACTAATCAGGTTGCCGTATGCCTAGCACGTATTTATCAGCGCGGGTTCAAGGTTGACTTGTCTGTGCTTGACGATGTGCGTGAGGAGTTTGAAGCTGAGAAGCTACAGCTTGAAGAAGACTTGCAGTCTCATGTGCGCAAGGTTATGGGAGATACACCTATCAATCTGAACAGCCCAGAGCAATTGTCTTGGGTTATCTATGGTCGCAAGGTTATTGATAAGAATGATTGGTCAGAACTTATTGACCCATACATGCCAGAGACAGAGTTCAATCAGTTGATACTGACACGCACTCAACGCATGTACCGCACTGTCGCTGAACAATGCACAGATTGTGGTGGCTCTGGTTACATACGTAAGACAAAGAAGAATGGTGAGCCTTTTGCCAAGCCAAGTCGATGCCAGACTTGTAACACTGAAGGGTTCTTGTTCAAACCAACGGATACACTTGCTGGCTTCAAGTTCAAGCCACCATCACCAAAGTGGGCAAGTGCCAATGGCTTTACTACGAGCAAGGTAAATCTAGAGATACTAGAGGGTGCTGCACGTAGTAAGGGTATGCCAGATGCGGCAGACTTCCTACACAAAGTACGTAGGCTAAGTGCTGTAGATACGTATCTGTCATCCTTCGTGGAAGGCATCAAGACACACACCAAGCAGGACGGGTTCCTTCACGTGCGTCTCCTTCAACACCGTACTGCGACTGGTCGTTTGTCTGGTGCTGACCCGAATATGCAGAACATGCCACGTGGCGGCACGTTTCCTGTAAAGAAAGTATTTGTGTCACGATTTGAAGGTGGCAAGGTAATGGAAGCTGACTTCGCACAGTTGGAGTTCCGCGCTGCAGCCTACCTATCACAAGATGAGGTTGCCATTGAAGAAGTATCTACTGGATTTGATGTACACGCATACACCGCTAAAGTTATTAGTGATGCTGGTCAGCCTACGAGTAGACAGGATGCGAAAGCACATACATTCGCGCCACTCTATGGAGCAACGGGCTTTGGCAGAACAAAAGCGGAAGCAGAGTACTACACTCACTTCACAGAAAAGTACAGGGGAGTCGCAGAATGGCATTCCCGATTGGCTAGAGAAGCTATAGAGACACAAAAGATTACCACGCCTAGTGGTAGAGAGTTTGCGTTTCCCGATGTGGTGCGTAAAGCTAGTGGGCGTGTAAGTCACTTTACACAGATAAAGAACTATCCTGTGCAATCGTTTGCAACAGCAGACATTGTGCCAATAGCCTTACTACACATAGATGAATTGCTAAAGGATAAAAAATCTTGTATAGTGAACACAGTACATGATAGCATAGTTATTGATGTTCACCCTGAAGAAGAAGAACAGGTAATCAATGCGATAGACGAAACTAATAATGTACTACCACAACTTATAGCTGCACGTTGGGGTGTTAATTTCAATGTGCCGCTACTTTTAGAAGCAAAAATTGGTCCGAATTGGCTTGACACGAAAGACGTAGCGTGATATAACTATGCCTCATTCACTCTAACGAAAGGAGTAACATACATGACAGAACTTACAACAATAGACCAAAATAATTTCGCAGCTATGGCGAAAGCAATGGGTATTGCAAAAGAAGGTGGAAGCAAATCTAAAAGCAGTTCGCTTGCACGTCTACGCATTAACCATTCACCAGTAATGGGTACAGCAGAAGTAAATGGAAAAAATGTAAACATGGAAGTAATCGAAGGTGGTGCATATAAACTGGAAATTCCAGATGGTCCCACATATTATGCCTCTTCTGTGAACATTCGTGCTTTTGTTCAGCGTTTTATGTACAAGCGGTTTGTGATGGGTGGTGCTAATTCACCTAATCGTTTTATCAAGTCTCTTATGACAGAAGACGCAAAAATGGAATCTGACTTGAAGGACAATGATGGTGGATTTAACTGTGGTAAACCTGCAGGTTATATCCAAGACTTCAAAGCATTACCAGAAAAAACGCAGGAGTTAATCAAGCAGATTAAACGTGTTCGTGCTGTCTTTGGTACAGTTGAATTAGTCAATCCTGTAAATGAAAAAGGTGAGCCAGTAGAGTTGGAATCTACCCCATTTATCTGGGAGATTGACAACCGTGATGCATTTAAGCTAGTTGGTGATGTATTTGTAAAGTTTGCTAAGATGGGAAGACTTCCACCTATGCATCTATTTACTGCCAATACCAATGAGCGTAAGATGCCTAATGGTAATAGCTTTTTCATTCCTGTTGTATCTCTTGATGTAACTAAAACACTTGAGGTTACAAATGATGACCACGTTTTGTTTGCTGACTTCATGTCATGGATTGATAACTACAATAGCTATGTTCTCAATTCGTGGGCAGAAAAAGTAAACTCAAAGTTGGAAGATGGTGATGCCGAAGTGTTGGACGACATTGTGGACATCGAAATAGAAGAAGAGGTAGCGTAATGAACCATCCTGCTGAACTGGCATTGCATCAGTATCTTGATAATGCTGTAAAAGGTAAAACAAGTATATCACAAGACACTATCAAACAGATTGGTGAAGACGTGATGGCTGCTGCACAACGCCAGTTCGGTGGGGGTAACAAGCGTGATAAGTTTGGTCTACGTATGTCAAACGTAGGTAGGCCAACTTGTCAACTTTGGTATGATAAAAACAAGCCAGAAGTAGCTTTACCTCTTCCGACAACATTTGTAATGAACATGATGATTGGAGACATCGTTGAAGCTGTCTTCAAAGGTATACTTAAAGAAGCAGGAGTGAGTTATGAAGACACGGATAAAGTTTCTCTTGACCTTGGTGACGATAGCGTTTCTGGTTCTTATGACCTCATCGTTGATGGTGCAGTTGATGATATTAAATCAGCTTCAGACTGGTCATATAGAAACAAGTTTGAATCCTATGATACTCTTGCCAGCGGTGATGGCTTCGGGTATGTGGCTCAGTTAGCTGGTTACGCTAAAGCAGCAGACAAAAAGGCTGGCGGCTGGTGGGTAGTGAACAAAGCCAACGGTCAGTTCAAATATGTACCAGCTACAGGGCTTGACATAGACACTGAGGTATCTAAGATTAAAGCTACCGTAGATAAAGTAAAGGAGAACAAGTTTGAAAGATGTTTTGAACCAGTGCCTGAGACTTTTCGTGGCAAGCCCACAGGTAATAAAGTC